ATTCTTTAAATTTAATTAATATAATTTAGTATAATTTAATGTGATTGGTGTGATTCACAATCACAAGAATTTGCTATTTTCTCTAATGCTTTTTTATTGCCTTGTTCTAAATTCCTTTCTAGTGTTAAGAAATCATCTGTATTATTAAAATCTAAATCAGGATTAAAATGTATTGTATCTGCCAATACTACATTAAAATCGCCTGCTTTAGTTACAAGTGAGCCATTAACATCTATAAATGTATTGTTCTTAAATTTGATATAATTGCCATTTTCTGTTGTGTAAATATCAACTGCACTTAATAATGAACCTAATTTAAATAAATCTCTATCAGATAAATTATTTAAGAAATTTATAAAATTATTAAATTTATTTTCTGATATATTGGTAAGTGCTGATAATTTTTCTAGTTCTGAACTCATTTTTCTACTCCTTAATGTTATTAAAATCTTTATTTAATGTAATTAAAACTCTTGTATATGGCTGAATATAGAATTTTCCGTTATCTTCATAATAACTTTTATTTTCTAATCTATTGGGTATTTCTAAATTTAAATATCTATTTAATACTGTTGTTTCGCTTGATTTTCCACTTGAACTATGAAAAATTGTATTATGATATTGTTTATCAAAAACACACCCATTTTTAACTGCACCTAAATTTACTATATTATATTGTCTATAATTTAAAATAGTAAGTGCAGATATAGGAACACCAATTACTCCGTTGTAATCATAAGGAATATCTTTAGTTTTATCACAATTTATAGCATTGTAATTATCATATTTTTGATGTAATTCAGGATTGTATTTTGTTTTAAATTCTCTAATTGGTAGTTCTTTGGTTTGATTGATATTAGTTAGCCATATAGATGAAACTCTTTGCAATACTCCATCAGGTCTTATAAATTCGTAAGTTTGTTTTCCGCTGTAAGCGACCATTATCTCTCTCTCTCTCAATTTGCTAAAAGTATCTCTATATCCTAAAACATTTAAATTTGCAATAATTATAAATTTAACTTTTAAATCCATTAAGAAATTAAAGAATTCTTTATATAGAGAAAATGGTGGATTTGTTACTACTATTATATCATCTATATTATCAGTTATTATATTAGAATTATATTCAAATAAACCTGATTCAATTGGCGTTTTAATTTCATTAATTCCGTCATAATCATATCTATAAGGTTCATCAGATTTATATGTTGATATTAATCTTTTTAAACCTAACTTTGCAAAGTTAATCTTAAAAAATTTATAGAAGTTGCTGAAACTAGGGTCATCACAATTACAATATACAACTTTATATTTAAGATGTTCTTGAAATTGTGTCATATATTTTTCAATATCTTCATATCTTGTATAAAATTCGTCATTTTTGTTTTCTTTTGCTTTCTTTAATTTATTATTAGTTCCTGATAAACTCATTATTACTCCTTAAAGTATATTATCCGCCTGCAATGCAATTCCCAGAGCCTTGAATTGCCACTCCACTTCCGCATTTTATGGGGTCGCCAATTCTCATAATATCTAAATTATTAACAAATACAGTTTCTGAACCTGCTTCGCCAAATCTAGGGTGTGGCGGACTTGGACTAGGACTAGGGTGTGGCTGAACTGCGTCTGTTTTTCTAAATGTTGGTAAATTATTTGTAATAACATTATCAGAACCCTGAATTACAGGGCTAGGTATAAAAGAATCGTGTCCGCTACACATATCATTAAGTCTTGTTACAGGTGGCATATCTAAATATCCCTACTTACATCAAAAACACTCATAATTTTATCAATATTTATTTCAAAAAGATTATTATCTTGAATTTGATTAAATATTAATCTCATTGCGTCTTTTTCATCTTCTTTATCAATTGGATTTTTTAATATAAAAGTTAGTGTCTGATTGGTATTATCAGATATACATAAATATTTTGAATCCATAAAATAAACTTTAACAATAGAATTGGTATTAATTATTGTATTATCAATTAATTTTAGCATTTTAAACTCCTTATTTACTTATATTCAACATTGCGATTATCAAAATAATGTTCTATACCTTCAAATTTTCTATCTTCTAAATCATCGGCTATATCATTCATTACATCACACAATTTATTATATAAAATCTTAAAATTAACTTTTCTGATAGGAACTTCAGCGTATTCATCTTCTCTTAAATCATTAAAAATATCTTCTAAAACTTTATAACTATCAACTAAATTAAACCATATTTCATTATAATAATATTTAGAATCTAATTTTTTATTTCCTTTGATTTGAAGCCTTTTAATATCTCTAAACCAACCATTAAGAGATTTTATATGCCCCCTTACGTCATCAGGATTATCAAAAGAACTTAATTTAACAAAATGCTCGCATATAGCAGAACTTAAGAAAAAACATTTATCTAAAACTCTTTTTCTTGTATATGCTAGTTCAAATAATTCTGTTTCTATAAGTTTATCTATTAAAAAATCTTTAAAACCTTTAAATTTCATCTTAAACTCCTATAATTTTTAAGTATTATATAATATAAATCTTAATAAAAGTTTAAAATTTTAAACTCTAGGTGTATCTCTAAAGTTTATCCAACGTGATAAATCTCTTAATTTTGGTCGTTTTGTTCTGATAGTATCATAATCAGTAATAGGTTGTCTTTTAATATTAAATGGACTAAATTTGCTTAAATAGTCAAAGGTAAATATAGCAGTATCAATATTATTATTTCTTATTAATAATATAAGAAAAGATTTTTTTAATAAACCAAAATAATATAAATCATCTGTATTATTTTTATTGAAATATCCTATATCAGTTATAATTCCTGAACCTTCATTAATTAAATCTTGATAATTAATCACACGCTCTTTGGGTGGTCTGCCTGAATAAAAAATTCTTTCGGTGTTATCAGTATTACCAAACCAACTAGGAATATTATCAATTTTATCGTAATTTTGATGAAAATGCGTAATACCTGATATTTCTTGATTTTTGAAATATTGATTAAAATCACAATATTTAAAATCTGAATTCTTAAAATAATCTAATAAAATTTTATTTTTTGGATAATAATTAGGTGTTTCTGAAATATCAAAAAATTTATATTTAAGATATAATTTATTATTAGGAATATTAATATCAGTGCCTGCATAATTAGGTAAAAATATAATATTTCCTACTAATCTACCTGTTTTATCGGCTCTATCAAAATCATTACCCTTTATATCTCTTGTGATGTTCTGCAACTGATAGGGAAATAATTGTTCTAGTTGTTTATATCTAAATTCAGGCTTCTCGTTGCCTGTATAAGTCGTTCCTTGTGTTCCTGATGTATTATTACCTGTTGAACCTGAATTGCTTACAATACGCTCTAATTTAATTCTAAAGAGTATATTTACACTAAACTTAAAACAATATTCATATCCTGCATATCTACCATTTTTATAAAAATTAGCACCACTAAATTTAAGTTGTTCTCGTTCATTAATAGTTACAGGTTCTGTCTGCTCGTTAAATGATTTAATAAATCCACGTAAATTTAAATCATTATTAATAGTTAATCCATTAGGAAATCCATCATCTAAGAAAACTTTTGCTATTTCTATATTGCTTGATTTATTAATGCTTAAATCATACTTAAATTCAGTTTCTTCTAAAGTGTGGTATCTGTGAGCGGATTCAGGATTATCAAGATTTGCTATATTTTTAAGCAATAAATGATTTCCTGTAAATCCGATATATCCTTTAGTTGTATTATCTGTTGTGGTATTATCAGGCAAGATTTAAACCTTAGAACTTTTAAAATATAGGTGTATCAAAATATTTATTTAAATTGTGTTTATAATCTGTTAAACTTAATAAAAACTCTTTATTATGTTTTTTAAATATATTAATAGTAAGTCTATCATCTGAAGACTCCATTAATATAGTAACAATAACTGCTAAACCATTAATTTTAGATTCTAGTTGCATATTTACTCCCTACTCGAATACATAATAAATTGTTTCAAATTCATTACTATATGGAAATTGAAACTGCGTCATAAATTTATTTATTACACTTAAATTAAGTTTTTTATTTGTTCTTAGATTATTTCTTTTAAGAATTTCACTTAATCCTATGCAAAAACAAATACCTATTTTATGTGAATTAAATTCTTTTATATTTTTATTTCTTGATTTATATGTAGTATTTGTTTTGTCTATAATAAAATTCTCTTTATTTTGCATATACAGATTATATAATTTATTATATTCTGATTCTACTAAATCTTGATTAACTTCATCAAATGCTTTATTATAATCATCACCATTTGATAGTTTCATTATAATATCATCTCTTGACAATATTTTAAAGTTGTTAAATTTAGTCAATTCTTTGATATATGTTGATTTGCCTGAATTTGGTATGCCTATCATATAGATTATTTTATTATCAAATTTAGACTCAAATTCAAATCTTTCTTTGTTCTCTTTAAATTTATTAATATCGTGAATTATAGGGTCTTTTGCAGGTGTTCTGCCAAGTGAATCACATCTATGAATTTTAACTAAATCATTATATTCAGCACGTGTATATCTTGATACTAATTTTTTAATTCCTAGTGAATATGGGTCTGCGTGTCTTTGAATTAATGATAATATTCTTAATAAATCAAATCTTGAAATTTCAAAGTTAAAATTATTAATCAAATATTTAATAACATCATATGCTACAAATACTGAATAAGATTCGTGACCCCTAAAATATGTTTTACCTGATTCAGAATCATAAACTTTGCAAAATGGCTTACCAACATCGTGCAAGAAACAAGCAATATGTAGAATTTCATCATCAGGATATAATAACTCTGCTTGCTCTTTAACTAGATTAAGATGTGTTAAAAATGAACCTTCTTGATGATAAGGATTATCAATTCCGTGATTGTCTTGTAGTAAATCATAAAGATTATCTTGATTTAATTCACTATAAACAATGTTTTTCATTGCTGTAAGTATTTGATTATAAAGTTCTGTTTTCATCGTAACTCCTATATCCTTTCTTTAAAATAGAATTATACTAAGTCTTTTCTTAAAACTAACTTACAGATTTGATGAATTCTTTTATAAACTTCTTTTCTTATATCATCTGAACTTACAGATAAATCAAAATCATCTTTATGCCTTTCCTTTAGCATATTACATAAAAAATTAAAAACTTCTCTTTCTGAACTATAATTGATAATAGTTTTAAAAAGCAAATCTTCTGTAATTTTAAAATTAATTCTTTCGGCTCTGTAAATATGTGATGTTAAATTCTTAAGAATTTTCATTTTATTATACAATAATTCTGTTTTTGTTAAACTATCAGGATTTGCATATAATAATTCTATTGTGTTTGGTAATAGATTTCTTGAATCTTTTTCAATTAAATTTAAAATTTTTGATTTCTCGCATAAATCTTTAACTATTTTTAATCTTATAATTTTAGATATTATATAATCTTTAATACTCATATTATCTATCCCTTTGTATATTTTGAGTTTTACAAATATTATAATCTAAAGTTCTTTTTATCGTGTCCTGTTTAGTTGTAGGCATTAACATTGTTGTTTTACCATTAAAAACAGGTATAAATGATGTTGATGTTGTGCCTAAATCTTCATAATAATATGAATAATCATCGTTGCAATAATATGTAATTCCATTAATTGTTATATTTTCTGTATTATAAACAATAAAAATAACATAAACAATCAAGCCAAATACCAACGTTGTGGCAAAAATCATTATTTTTTCAAAAACACCCATACTTCCCATCTTAACTCCTTATCAATTTCTTTTAATATAAAACTTCATCTACTATATAAGAATCAATAAATCCTATTTTCTTAATGTTTAATGGTATTGTTATCATTTCAGGTTCAATATAAATGGCACATTTACACGGATTAATTGTTTGTATTTTCAATTTATCAGTTTCTTTTATTTCTGCTAAATGAAAATTATCATTTAATTCATTAAATCCTAAATTGTTTAATCTGTTTATAAAATCTTTTATCATATTAAACTTCTTAATCGTGATATTTTGCAAACAATTCAGGGTTATCAGGATTTAAATAATCTCTGATATCGTTAAATTTATGCTCTAGCATATCATTGACAACCTTAGTCATAACTTTAACAATTTCATCATATAGTATATCATAATTAATATTTGGATGTAATTTAACTTTTTTATATTGTTTGCTTTTGAGTTCTAAGGCAATTTCTTTTATTTTATCGCCTGAATCTAACCAACCATTCCATAACAATTCGTAAAGAAAATCAAAGGTTATTTTACCTTGCTTTAATGTATATCCTTGCTTAGGTTTTATCCACGAATTTAAGCCCCTGAAGTGTCCGTTCAAATCATCAGGATTATCAAAACAACAAATTTTTACAAGATGTTCGCCAATTTTTCTATCGTGTTCTGATGTTTTGAGAATATAGGCTTCTCTTGAATATGCCATTTCATTTATTGAATTTAACTCTTTTTCTAATTGATTCTTAAATTCTAATTTCTCTTGTGAATTCATATCATAATAAAACTTCTCAAAAAATTTCATTTTATCCCCCTTATTTAATCTCTTTTATTAAAGTTCTGATGTGAAGTCTTTGAACTCCGTGACCGCCTGCTAATATACTTTGAACTTTAACTTTACTAAATTCGCCTGTTACTACTCCATTTAAAACTATTTCATTGTTTCCTGATGTAGTTGTTAAATCTGATAAATCTGTTATATTTCCTACTTTTGCTGAAACTTTATTTAAAAGATTTGTAAATAGAGTTAATGATTGTTTAGTGCATTTATCTATAAAAAATTGATTATTACTTCTAAATCTTATAACTTCATCTATTATAGATTTGTTGTATTTGTCTATAAGATAACCTGTTATTTCCATTGTTTTGCTTGGATTTTCTGCTTTTAATGTATTATATTCTTCTCTAATATCTGCAACTAATTCTAAAGTATCTTTGATTAGTAATTCTCTATAAATTGCTTCAAACTCTGCTAGTTCTTTTGGTAGTTGTATTTGTGTTTTCATCTTGTATCTCCTTTGTTTTGATGAGAGAATTATAACATTAAAATACTTAAGAACACCTTAGAGAATTATTAATCTAAACTTAAAGTATATTAATCATCAAATTCATCTGAAACAATATAATTCAACTCAAACAGACTATCAGCATTACGCTCAATATATTTTAAAATCTCTGATTCTATTTGATTATCATCGGTAACGCCGTAACATCTCATTAATAAACTAAAATCAGGATTATTTCTGTTTTGAATAGCAAATGATTTTCTATCTAGTGAATAATCAAATTCTTTTATATATTTTTGATAATAATTTATTTTATCTATTACTTCTGAATTAAATTCTGAAATAGCATTATATTTAGTTCCTTGTAAATTTGCTATATAATCATCAATAGTTTCATTTATAATCATATTAACTAATTCTTTCTTAGTTGGATTATTAGTTAATAATTTATGCTTTCTTAGATATTCTAGGGTCTTAAATTTAACTATTGTAGAATCTGTAAAATATACTACAAATCCTTCAATATCATCAGTTGAATTTTCAACTATATCTAAGATTTCGTCTAATGTTAAATTTACTGATTTAACTATAAATTTAGGGTCTAAATCAATATCATTCAAATCTACAAATTTACCTTCTAAATCTCTGACTTGAATTAATCTTAATGTATCTACATTATAATTAACTACAATTTGATTATTATAAGAGATATATTCAAATAATAAATTATAATTATCCACGTTTTTATTAATAAAATCAAACAATTCAGGTGTATTAAGATATATTCTTTGTGCTTCTAATGCTTGTGAAGTTTCAAAAGATGTTTTAGATTTAGCAACTATATCGCCATTTGGAAGTCTTAAAAATTGAATTAAAGAGCCGTCTAATTTTTCATAAACTTTTGATATTTTCTTAGTTTTAATGATATTTAATTGTGTTTCATCAGTTTGATTTAAGTTGAAAAATTTAGGAACAGAATAATAGAATCTTAAAGGTTTATTATTTTGATAAACTACTGAACTTCCACGTAATTCATAAGCGTTGTAATCTTTAAAATTGTTAAAATCTGTATATCTGTAAGAGTAAATATCAACTCTTGTTTTTGATATAGTTTTTGAAGATTTAGTAAATCCAATATTAAGATTTACTATATTATCATAATTTTGAATTTGATTTGATAACATTGATAGTTCAGCCATTTTGTATTCCTTTTAATATATTGTTTGGCTGAATTATAATGTTTGAATGCTTAAAGGATTATTAAATATAGATTTATTATAATATCCAAAAAAGTAAATTTAAGTCATAATTTTTATCATCTTTACAAATTATTTTTGTTATTGCAAAAGGTTTAGTTTTTGCTTCATCAAAATATAATAACATTTGTTTATTATTATCAGTTTTTGATAAAGTAGAATAAGTAGCATAAATCTGATATGTTTTTCCATTTAATGTATGTGTATAATTAAAAATATTAGAATTAACAATTTTTGTAAATAATTGTCCTGTTTGAACGGTTGTTTTTATACTATCCAATAATGTTTTATCTTCTTCTGTAAATCGTATATACGGCTTAATATTTGGATTTTTATATATAACAGGGTCTAAATATCGTCCTAGACCAAATTGTGATGTGGTCTTTCCTGCTATTATAGCACTTGGACGAATATTATAAGTTGCCAGCACATAAATAATAGGTTTTTTAAATTCTGCGTCTAAAGATAAAATAAGTTTGTTCTTTTCATCTAATCCTGCATAAACATCTTTGAACTCTGTGTAACTATCACTACCATATATAACAGGTTTATTACTATTATTGTAATATTCACCAATAACATTAAGATTACCACGTTTCAGATATCTTTTTAATCTATAATCTTGATACCAATTTCTTTCTTCATCTGTCAATACATCATTATTAGGTAAATTATCATTATATTCATCATAATTAATTTTATTCATATAATCAAAAAAATCTAACCATTTAACTAAAGTGCATAATTGTCCGTTCTTTCCTGAAGTAGTCACTTCCGCAAAAGGTTCAGTGTCATTGCCAAAACTTAAAAATGCTTTATTTGGCTCATCTGATTTTTTAGTCATTGCAATAGCCGTTTTATTAACATCAATTAAACATAAATTAGCATAATTTTCATCATAATCTGCAATAGGGTTTCCAACGCCGTATAATTTAATTAATCTTGATAAAGTTTGACGCTGATATTTAGTAAATTTTAATAGTGGATTATTTTCAGGTCTTCTTTTCATAAATCCATAAATCATAAATTTCCTTTTTATATAGAAATAAAATAGGACTAATAACATTTATTAGTCCTTTATAAATTAAATTCTTGATAATAAAATTTCATCAAAAGAAAATACATAATAACTAAAATATTCTGTATCGTTTAATTCATCTAATACAGGTAATTGTATTGTTGATTTTAATTTTGAAGTATATCCTTTTATTTTTTTAGCACCAATAACTTTAATAATTCCTGATTGACCTATTTTTGTAGGCTCTAAATGTAATTTTTCAGGTGTATCTGTAAAAGTTATAACAAAATTATTATATTCTTTATTATTTGAATCAGTTTCATATAATTCAACTATATTTGTTTTATTTGGGAATGTATATGCAGGCGAAGTATATGATTGATTTTTTAGAACTAAATTATTAACACTTCCACCTGTAATCATTGCCATTTGTGCCATAAATTGTATTGGAAACTGCTCGCCAAAATATTTAGTTGTAATATAATCTTCGTCAGGGTCGCCAATTATTGAATTATCTTTTTGTAATGTTCCTTTAATTTTAATATTAGTTTTAAAATTTAATGAATTATTAGGTGTATCATAATCATAATAACTATCTAAAGAACCTTTAACATTTGATAATTGAATTTCTAATTCTGTAATTTTATTTCTTAAATTTTCTATTGTTTGTTCTTTTACTAAACTATCATCAGGAGCAGTATTTACTAAACCTAAAATAGGCATTGGTCTTGTAATTTTATCAAATGTTACGCAGTTTCCTGTTAATTGTCCGTATTCATTATTGCCCCAACCATACAATCTACCATTATTAAATAAAACTTGAATATAAATTTTAGATTCAAATCCATTAATTGTTACTTGATTTAATCCACCGTTAATTTCATCGGTCATTTCTAAATTTATTTTTTCAAATCTTGACCTATTTACACAATCGCCTAAACCTAATTGTCCGTTTTGATTATATCCTGTTGAGTAAAAATAAAAACTATCTGTTCTTTTATCTTTTACTAATATTAATGTTCCTTGAAAAAATAATCCATTTTCGCCACATATTGACCATACTTCTTTAACTTCAAGATTTTCATTTAATGGAATTTGTTGAATTGTATCATATTGTTGTTGTCCGTTAATTGTTTTAACTTCTAGTCCTAATTGTCCGAAATGATTGAATCCAACACCAAACAATTTACCTGATTGTGTAACAAAAAATGTAGTATTAGAATAGAAAAAATTATAAAAATTAACAATAGGGTCATTATCAATATCATAATTAAAATCAGTTTTTTTTAATTGTTTAGGTGTTAAAATATCATTTCTATTATTAAATCCTGCTCCATAAATTCCTGCTCCCCACGTATATATTTTTTTATTTAAACTAAATGCAACACATTTATATGTAAAATAAGCAGTTCCATTATAGTTAAAACTTGGCGAAACTTCAAATTGACTAATTTTATCATTATTTGGTATTTGAACTTTTTGAAATACAGTTGTATTATTTTTATGTCCTAAACCTAAGTTGCCATAAGCATTATATCCACAAGAATATAAATAACCTTTTTCTGTAAGAACATAAGAACAACCTGTAACTGCATATGCACTTATTATTTTATCACCTGCTTCTAAAAATGTAGTAGGAATTTTTGTTGTTACTTTTACTTCGTTTGAGTGTCCTAATCCCAATGAACCATATGAATTTATACCATATCCTGATAATGTTCCGTCATTATGAACTATCAACATATTTGTATTAGAACGTTCTTTTCCTAATGAAGTTCTTGAATAATTGCGGACATTTTCGGCTAGTTTATAAGCAGTTATACCTAATGCAGTTTTAGATTCAAATGTAGTTCTATAATTACTATTATAACCTATTGCATATAAATTGTCATTACAAAGTAAATAAATAGTGTCTTGTTCTGTATCAACTTGACTAATAGCAATAAATGTTTCACCAAATTCTTTTAAAACATCAAGTGGAATTTTAATAAATGGTGTAACGTGCATATTAGGTTTTGTAATTTCTAAATTGCCTGCTTCTTGATGACCCCAAAATATCAATTCATCAGAATCATTAAGTGCTACTGAAAAAGAAGTTCCACGTGACCTGTTATTATTTGGTAATAGTGTTATTTTACCAAAAGGACTATCTGTTTTTCTTGATACATATAGATGATTTTCATATAATCTTGTGTCAATATTTTCCCATCTTAAAGTATCTTTATTATAATATTTAATTTTATTCATTTATTTAATCCTTAATTAATTTTCGGTCATCTGTCTTAAACTATATCCATTTGGCATAGAACCAACATATTTGAAATTTGCTATTTTAAAAGGACAACCATATTCAAAAATAATATAATTATGGTCTGATGATGTATAATATGTAAAATTGCCGTAACCTGAGCCTTGATTTTGATAAGCAACATCAAAAGTAAGATTTCTGTTAAATGACTTTTTCATATTAGGCATAAAAATGACAAGACGATGTTTTGAATTTTCATAAATTTGACTCGAATATAACTGATAATCAGAAAAAAGAAAAGATTCTGTATTGCAAGAAACTAAATCTGTATCATAACTTCCACCATAAAATGTATGTTCTGTTGGTATTTTAGGGTCATCTTTACTTTGTAATAATTCTAATTTAAAGTCGCTCAATCTTATAGGCATATTGTTTGTTGCACCAGCACTAGATGATATTTCTATTACAAAATATGCTTCATATGGCTTTGAAGTCATCAAAACAGGCAAATTTTCTAAAATATTATATTTTATTATTTTTTTAGTTCCATCTTTACCTTCTATAATGTGTTCTTTATCTAATTTTATTTTTTCACTTTTATAAATTCTTTCATCAACTTGATTAACAATAATATATATTTTGTGGTCTATATCAACAGGATTCGATTGACTATCTAATTGTTCGATAGAGCCTGATACTATTGCACCATAATTTCTATCATTTGGAACATCTACATAATAATCATTCATTCTTTGCATTATAAAAATAGAACTACTTGCATTTTGTATTTCTTTTATTCTTAAACATCTTTTAAATCCGTCACCCTTTTTTAAATTTTCGTTCATCAAATCATAACTTATATAAACATTTTTAAGATTCTTTAAATAAGAATTAGAATGTAAAAACCAACAGTCGCATATATAATCATCACTATAACATTTTAGATTTTCGATTGAATCTCTAAAATAATTTATGGTGTTAGGATATTTAACTCCAAATTTAGCAACATTTTCCTTTTCAGGTATATTTCTTCCTATTAAAAATTTACTATTTTTAAGTAAATTTGGTCTAGGTTGTGATAAAACGTTTGAACCGCTTACAGACTCTGAACCACTTGAACCTGAACCTTGTTTATTTAATAGTTTTTTTAACTCTTGAATTTGATTTTGTAAAGTTTCAATTTTATTATAATTAGAATCATTATATTTTTTTAAATCTTCAATTGATTTGCCTATACTATCTGTTGGGTCTTGTTCGTCTTTAATCCAAAATACATTTTTATCAGTTGGCTCTGTATCTGATACAACATATACAGGTTTATTAGAATTTGAAACTTCAGATTTTAATGCAAAAGTTGATTTTTCATTGTTATAATCAGAAATATTTAATTTCTTAGATAATTCTGTATTAATAATATTTCTATCATAATAATCTTTCTTAAGTGCATATTGTGAATAATTAACACCACCTAACAAATCTGCGTCTAATCCTGAACCTTTACCATCAACTGTTAAAATTTTAGCAAGTAATTGCTGTGGTGTTTCTTGACTTCCCCCTGATATTTCGGTAAATATACCTGATTTTTCTATTAAAATTTTACCCATTAAATAATCCTTAATCCCTTATTCAATTAATCTACTAATATATGTAATTTATCAGTATCAGATAATTTTAAAATATAATCATCTGTAAATGTTTGTCCTGCTATATTATAATTAGCACTTGAAATTCTATATAATCCAGGTTTAGCACCTGCCAATTCTGTAATATTTGTAATAGTCTTATAACACATTGAATTTGTTAAATTGCCTATATTAGATATTTTACTATTAATTTCATTTAATTTTGCTTGAACTGCTGTTGATACAGGTTTTTCTAAGTCTGAAGTATTATCAACCCTATCAACACCAAAATCTGATTTAATATCTGATATACTATATTCACGAATATTTACATTTTTAATTACACCCTTATCAGATACTAAATTTGTAACAAATGGATATTTTTCAGGTTCATTTGAACCTACATTAGGTTTTGTATAAGAATAATCAACACCAATTACTTGATTGAATTCTGATGAATCTTTGCCGTCTAATTTATCAGCATTAAGATTTGTATTTACTGCATTAGAATTTAACAAATCTAAGACTTTAGCACCTGTTAAATCAGATATATTAAGTTTAGAATTTAATGCTTCTTTAAGACCTAAAATAGAATCTATTTTAAGATTTTCTAGTAATTTTTTATTATTTTTAACTAATTCTATAACATCTTTAATTGCTTGTATATCATTAGAACTTGTTGATAAAACTTTTGATATGTTTTTAACTAATTCATTTAATGCTTTACCTTGTTCTGCTGATAATGCTTTATTTGAACCACCTGTTGTCAAATCATCTATAATATCAGATTTTGCTAATTTATTCTCTGAATTTAAATAAACTTCTCTAACTGCCGTGATACTTGCAGGACTTTCATCATCATTAATACTATAATCAGATTTAACTTTTTTACCATTTAAAAGTTTAGAATCGTCTGCTTTGCCGTGTAAAGGTAATGATTCGTCTTTAACTTTTTTAATTTCTGATTTTAATTTAGTATTTTCAGTATTAATAGTATTTTTAATATTTAAATCTTCTGTATTTAAATCATTAATTTTATTTCTTAATTCTGTATCATCATAAATAGTATCTGTAAATTTAGCATTTGGTGGTATTATTGTATTATCTAATTTAGTGTTTTTAAGATTTTCTAGTTGCTCTAATACATATCTATCATTATAAATTGTATCTTGTGTTTGGATTGTTTCAAAAGTTCCGTCGCCACGTGTTAATTTAATTTCTCTACCTTCAACTGATAATGCAGAAGTTCCTAATACATAATTAGAATGTTCTAAATTGTCTAATTTATCTTTTCTTGCTAGATTAAAGTTAAATTCAGATAACTCGCCGTCTTGAATAGAATATGTTGTATCTGTAAATTTAGCATTTTCAGGAACATCTGTTAAAACTCTTGAATTATTGACCTTTTTATCATCTAATTTTTGAAGTTCTTGCTTAGTTAAATTTGAAACAGGTTTATCAATATCTGCTGTATTATCAACATTACCTAATCCTACTTGAAATTTATTAACTTTATGTGGATTTTTTGTATCAGTTGAATGTTCTAGGTGTAGTTTTAATGTTGCATTAGATACAGGTTTGTCAAAGTCTGAAGTATTATCAACTTGGTCTAAGCCTACATCTGTTTTATCTAATTCTACATCGCCATTTTTATGTGCTACTGATGTTACAAGACCTTTACGTGGAATCCACTCTATATCGCCATTTGAATTTATTGTTCCAAATTCATCAGTATCAATAGCATAAACAATTTCGCCTTGTAAAGGTTTTGTTTCATCGGTATAAAAGTAATCTTTCTTTTCTCTTCTTTGAATAATACCTGTATTTGCCACTATATTAACCTTATTAAATATATTTAATTAAATGTATTTATCTATTAAATAAAGTGGCTAGGTATTAGAATTATTAATATTCACACGTATCAAGAATTCTTAAAAATAAATCTCTATTAATTGATTTATTGATTAAATTTGCTAAAAAATTTGTAAGATTTGTTTCTTTAGATTCAGATTTAAATGTATCAATAATTAAATTGTAAGATTTATCTGTAAGATAAATTCTACCTGAATCTTCAATAATTAAGTCTAATTTTTTAAGAAGTTTATACTTTTTTGTTTTGTCTTTTTTCATAAATACAGATTTTATATAAACTTCATTAGAATTAGGCTGTTTAACAAAAATATCAGGAAGTATATGTTCTATTATAAACTTATAATCCTTACCTATTTCAATCAATTTCTTTTCTCTAAACTCTTCAAACATCTTATGCTCCTTATATAAAATATTTAGGATTATAGCAATTTAAAAATTAAAAATACTTTAAGTCTTGAATTTTAAAATTGTAAATTTATTGTAAATCACTAGAATTATTTAATTTAATAAATTTCTGATTTGTATTAGGCGATTTTAAACCACCTAATTCTTCAATATATCTGCCTGTTTTGATATAATCTAATTCTTGTATCAATTCTTTAGGCAAGTCATCTAATTCTAATCCTGTATATAAGCATATTTTAAGATTTTTGGATTTAGCAATTTGTATTAGTTTTAGTAGATATTCTGAATTCCACTCGCCACCAAAGAAACAAACACAAGTAATAAATGGATTTTTACTTAATAATTGATTAAATTCAGTTTCAGTTAATTGTTTGCCAAAATTAGGATTCCAAGTTTCAGGACTATGACAACCTTTACATTTTAAAGGACAACCTGATATAGAAATTCCCAATGAAATTTCATCAGGAACTTCTTGTAATACAATTTGATTATATGAGTAATATAACACTTACTATTTCTCTATTTCTCTTTTGAATAATACCTTAAAGCGTGTTCTTTTTGTCTAGGTGTAGAAAAATTAGAAATTCTTTTTAAATATCCAATAATTCTAGTGCCATAATCTATATTCTTACTTCCACATTTAGGACAAGATGTTAATGTATGTTTATCAATATTTCCACAATCATTACATATAGTTATCTTAATATTAAAACAAAAATACTTACATTTAGTTTTAGATGAAATTTCTAAGAGTTTAATAAATTGCTCTTTACTAGGATAATCATCTAAATTGCAGTGATACGCTGAACCGCCGTCTAAATATTCTGTTGATTTACCACCCATCATCTCAAATTTATCTAGTATTGAAATATTTTCATCTTCAGGGGCGTAAATATAAGAACTATAACAATCTCTAGTTACTTTATATCCGTCTGCTTTATCTTTCTTTGCAAATACTACCGCTACATTTTCGCCTGGTATGAATTCAGTATTAAATTTAACGTTATATTTTTTAGAATTCTCTTTATTAATATCTGATATTTCTTTAAGAGTATCAGAAATAAATTTCATATATTCAGGATTATTAGATATTGTATATCCTAAATATTCTGCACCTTCAACAATACCGTTAATACCTATTGTTAAGAATTGCTTGTCAAGCGAATTATAACCTGCTTTAAATACAGGTAACATATCTTTATTATATAAATCAGTAAAATAATCATTTACCGAAACTTGATATTTATGAACTTTATCAACTTCTGTTCTTAAATCTCGCTTATCTTGTATAAGTCTGTTTAAATTAATAGTCATTACGTTTTTTGAGCCTGTCATTTCGCCACCTGCTCCAAGTGTAAATGAAAATTCATTTATTTGATTTTCTATTGATGAAGCCAAGCGACAGCACGAACTGAGTGATTTTGCATTTGTATCATTATAGATAAAAAATGAATTACCTTCTGCTAATTCTTCAGCGATAAAATCTTGAAAATCTTTATCAAGTAATTCTTCGCCGTCATTTAACACGCTTGCAGTAATTACAGGAAATGTTAATATATGTTTAGTTCTTTCTTTATTAAACCATTTCATAAAGAATTTTTGAAGTTTATTAACTGATTCATAATCAGGTTTAGTCATATCAGGAAATACAAAATTTTCATATAAAGCATTAAAATAATACTTATCAAATATAGTCCAATTTAAGAAGTTTGATTGATATCCCCTTGAACCTGCAGGCTGATTAATACTATATACTACGCCTTGAAGTTCAGCAGTTATCTTATCTTTTGCTGTTTCTAAATAATTATCGCCATAATCTTTTCTTGCAAAATAATCAAAACACATTAAAAATCCAACAGTTGCTAAAGCACCTGATTGTTGTGCTGAAATTGCATAAACTAAATTTATATATCCACCACAAAATGAACTTAGGTGTTTTGGTGCGTCACACTCGCCACCTAAATCTTTTAATCCGTTTAATAAAAAAGGATATAAAGATATAGCATTACAATATATTGATAATCCTGTTGAGTCATTTAAATATACTTCGCCTGCGTCTAATTGTCTTTTAAATTCTTTTGCTAAATCATCATCGAATCTTGCTCTTATTCTATCTTGAATTAATGAAATTTTAAGTTGTCTTGTATAATCCTTAAATAATTCTGCTGATAGTGTTGCTATATTTTTATTAGTAACATTTGCATTTGCGTCGTGTTTTGAACCATCTGCCGAATTCTTAGCACTTATATATTGTTCGATGTAGTCTTTCTTCTCTTGAATTTGCAAATCTGTAAGCATTTTGTATTTCCTTTTTGTCATAAATTTTTGAGCGTAAATATATTTACATAAACTTTGATAGACTTAAATTGTTTAATAATAAAAATTATTAATTATCTAAGTAAAATCAATTAATTTGTAAAATTTAAATTTATAGAATTATACTATTTTTTATTTAAACTATTATTAAGTATAGAAAAGGTAGATGTGAATATTAAGTGAAAATAATAAAAGGGTATAAATTGTTATACCCTTATTGATTGATTATAATCCCTTTGATTTTCTTACGTAATTTCTAAAATTATAGAACTCTTTTAGGCAATTTCTAAATCCGTCGTGTGTTTTATAATCAGCATATATTGTTGATTGATTGTTATTTTTTACTTCAAGCAGTATATATTGTGTGCCTGCTTCAACAAATAAACACTCTGTGTCTGCAATTGTTACTTTTTGTAACACCTTTGTTTTAATCTCTGGTGCATTTTGTAAGACTATCTTTTTCATTCTGTTCTCCTTTATAAGTCTTAATCTTTAAAAACAAGAGAATTATAACACTATATCACTTAAATTAAACTTATAAACAAATAAATTTAAACTTAAATTATCTTATAGCGTGGCTATACTAAATTCATTATTTCTAATATATTCTTTACGTTTATCAGATTCTTCAGAACTTAGAAAATCATTTATAATTTCAGGGTCATCGAAATCAAATTTAACAATCATCTTATCTAGTCCGTCTTTGTTTAATATAACAGATAATGTTTCTTTAGTCCAATTACCTAAACCTTTATAATATTTAACGTGGTCTGAATTTGAGTATTCTAGGTTCTCATTTAATGAATATATCCAACGTATAGGCAATTTATTTTTTAATACAGATTTAATAGGTGTATTAATCTTACAAAATCTATTTTTATAATCAGGTAAATATTTTTCAATAAATCCTGCTAATAATGTAGTAATATGAATTCCGTCTAAATCTTGGTCTGTTGCAGATACAATATATTGATAATCTTCAGCCTTAATAATATTAAATAAATCCGTTAATTCGGTGTTCTTAGCAAATTCCGAACTCGACCTATCATAAGCATTTAATGGCTTGCCCTTTAATGTATAATATCCTGATTCTTTACGACCTATAATACTAGAAATTGCACCACTTGCTGAATCGCCTTCGGAAATAAAGAGATATTTTTTAGTATGTGTGGCAGGTATATATTTTTCTATATCTGATAAATTACCCTTAACTTTAGTGGCAGATTTAAGTTCTTGCTTATTTTTAAACTCTTCTTTAATCTTAAAATAATCTATTATAGGATTAATAATATCTTGATTTTTAAGAATTTTATCAACAAAACTATAATCTATATCTGCAAATTCATTAAATTCTTTTTGTGAGTTTGTTAATTTTTCTTTAGTTTGTGAATTAAATTTAGGATTAGGAAAATTAGATATAAAAACAATTAAAGTTAATTTATTTTTAATATCAGCAGGCTTAATAGATTTATATTTTTTAATTAATTTATCTCTTATTATATTGGTAATTTGATTAGATATTAAATCAATATGAATTCCGCCGTCAGGAATTTTAAGACCATTTACAAAACTAAAATGTTTAAAATCATCTGTATCATTAGGCAATACACCTATTTTTATATTATCTGATTCGTAGATTTCAGTGTTTTCGCTAAATAATTTTGCAAATTCTTTAAATGATTTAATTTTAATTTGTTTATTATTAAATGTAAATTTAATTTGAGTAAATATGTTTGCTAAACATAAAATTCTTTGATATATAAAATTTATATGATTTTCATCTATTTCTTTTATTTTTAATCTTTCTAAATCAGGATAAAAAGTAACGATTGTTCCTTGTTTTTTAGAATTAGATATTTTTTCATTGTATTTAGAAGCATTATCTTCAAAGGTAACTTTATACGATTTATTGCCGTCATCAGTTTCGCCGATAAATTTATAAGACCAAACATTAGTGCAATAACTTCCTACGCCGAATTTTCCCATTTGTATGTGGTCTTTACTATCATCAAAATTACTTCCTGCTTTTGCCTTTCCCCAACATAAATAAGGCTGATAGCCTTCTTCGTGTTTAACAATAGGAATTCCTGTTCCGTTATCTTTAACTTGAACCATATTGTTATCAATTTTAATAGAAATTTCATTTC